ATCTAATCCCCCTCGCGCGGTGGTCGCACGGTACAACGTGCGGATTCGGGCGCTTGAGGGAGACGTCGCGAGGATGGAGAGCGAGCGCGGGCGGATGATTGGCGCGCAGTAGCGCCGGAAAAGAAGGGTATCCGTAATTAGTGGTTGATTGCCACCTCGTCAGCGCCAATTGCACAACATCAACAAAGCGTATTTTGTGGTTGATTTCTTCTAGTGTTCGTGTATAGTGAAAGCGTATTCACTGGTTGATTGACGGAGGATGAGATGGCTACCGAGATGACCCTGATTCAAGCGCAACAGCAATACATCAACACCATGAAGACCATCGCCGGGACTATCAATAAGCGCGTAGCTGTAGGTGCCCGCCTTCGGTTAGCCAAGTGGTGCAAGCAGCACGGGTATGAAGTTGTCCCCGTGCTGCACGACGCAATCGACATGCTGGACCTTGAACTGGAGGCCAAATGAGTACCCAAAAACAGGACGCGACTATCGCAAATCTTGTGAAAGCGCTGGAGGCGGCTGAAAGCACGCTCAGGCGAATCAATGTCAAGAATGAGCAGGCAGCGGAGATGTCTCTGGCCGCAATGAAGGAGGCTGGAATCGACATCAACAGCAAGTGGCCCGGTGGCCTCTTTGAGGACATAGCCGAAGCGGCACAGGGCCGGGCTAGTCTTTGCCGCCAAGCTATCGCAGACGCCAACCGCTGATTGCGCTTTATGGCCGGCTGTCAGATGATTCCGTTCCCGAAAACTGAGAACAACGACATGCCGGCCAATATCCTGAATCTGGATGCCTACAACATCACGGGCATCCAGGAAAACGAACACGACTACCACATCGACGCGGAGACGAAGCAGCCACCTACCTGCTGCCCGCATTGCAATTCCTCTGCCCTGGTTGGCTTCGGACGCCGGGAACACATGTTCCGCGATATGCCCATGCACGGCCGACGAGTGGGCGTCTACGTCAATATCAGACGTATGCAGTGCCGCACCTGCTCCAAGACATTCTCAGAGCCGCTGCCCGATGTAGATGAGCGTCGGGATATGACCAAGCGCCTGGTCGAGTGGATTGGCAAGCAGGCCGTGAAGCGCACGTTCGCCAGTATCGCCGAAGAGGTTGGCGTGGTCGAAGGCACTATTCGCCTCATCTTCAAGGACTACGTGGCAGACTTGGAGAAGACCATCCGCTTTGAGACACCGAAGTGGATGGGTATTGACGAAATCCACCTCATCAAGCCGCGTGGCGTCATCTCCAACATCCAGAACAACACCATCGTCGAGCTGCTGCCTAACCGCAACAAGGACACTGTGGTACGCTACCTGCATCACCTAGATGGCAAGGACCGTATCCAGTACGTGGCTATGGATATGTGGGCGCCGTACCGGGATGCCTGTATGGCTGTCATCCCGCAGGCCAGCATCGTCATCGACAAGTTCCATGTGGTGAAGATGGCCAACGAAGCCATGGAGAAGGTCCGTAAGGGGCTGCGCGAGCGTCTGACGCTCAAACAGAAGCGCGGCTTGATGCATGACCGTTTCGTTCTGCTCAAGCGAGAGCGCGACCTTACCGACCAGGAAGTGCTTTCCCTTTCTGGCTGGGTGAAGAACTACGACGAGTTGGGCCTGGCATACCGGCTCAAAGAGGACTTCTTTGGCATTTACGATGCTCAAGCTCCCGACGAGGCGCAGGCCCGCTACATCGACTGGAAGCGACGCATCACACCGGAGGTTGCCCCGGCTTTCGCTGACCTCGTGCGAGCCTGGGACAACTGGACGCCATGGATTCTCGGCTACTTCGACCATCCGGTGACGAATGCCTATACGGAGAGCTTGAATAGCCTGATTCGGGTCATGAACCGCCTGGGCCGGGGATACAGCTTCGAAGCACTGCGGGCCAAGATTCTGTTCGCCGAGGGTGCCCACAAGCACAAGAACAGCCGGCCCAAGTTCGAACGGAAAGAGCGCCCGCCGGTTCGTGTGCCTAATACCCGCGATTTCTCGATGGGGCGTGTTGTACCGGGCAGTGATTGGGAGTTGTTTGCTGGCTTCGACGTGCCTAAGCCGCCGAAGCCCTACCAGGAGCCATCAACACAACCAGAGAAGAACTACGGGGCCGACATATCAACACTCATCCGGCTCATCGAAGCTGGGGAGCTATGACCCCATTTCAAACATTAAATACGGATAGCCGTTTTTTCCTTCGCTTCGTCTATTACTTTCGTCAAATCCATGGCGTTCCTCTCCTGTGTTTTCACGGTAGACGGGACGTGACGCCTTGACAAGTGCGTGACATCCTGTCACGTTTCGGCACGTGACACCGTGTCACGTCCACGAGGAAGGCACCATGATCAAGATCGAAGTCAAGAGTACGGCGATTCAGCCGCGCACCATCACCGTTAAGTCTGGCGCTCGTGCGGGCCAACAAATGACGTTTCATGAACAGGACGCCTACGCGTTCACGACGGACGAGCAGGGCAGTCCGCGTCCTTATCCTCAGCGCATCACGCTGAATATCAACGTGCCCGAGGGCCAATCCCCGTATGCGCCGGGCTTCTACATGCTCGATCCGGCCTGCTTCTTCGTGGACCGGTTCAATTCGCTACAGATCGGCCGGCTTCGGCTCAAGCCTTTTGCCGCTCAAGCAACGGCCGCGCGTGCCGTGTGATGGTTCCCTCTCTGCACGAGATCTTGACTGCGTTGACGCTTGTCGGGGCGGTCTTCTTCTTGTTCGGATCCGTGTATCGGGTGCGGGCGTGGTGCTATGTCGGCTTCTATGCTGTTTGCGGCTCCATGCTCGCGCTGCTTCTTGGGGCGGTCTGGTGATGTACGGCCATTCGTCCCTGCTCGACCAGCACGCGGCTGCGTTGGCCCCTGCTTGCTTTGTCGTGTCTGTCACGGAAATGCAACGTGTGGTGAGGGCGTGCCGGATCTTGGCCATGCTGCGCCGCCGTCCTGAGTCGTCACCGGTGCTTGTCCGTTGGGGTGTGTTCCAGCCGGCGGCGGGTGGTCGGTTTTCTAGTTGCAGTGCTAGTACCACTGCAACTAATTCCCAGAAGTGGGACTAGCGGCATGGTTTCGGACTTCCTGTCTCCTGCTTGTGACTGGCTCACGCTGCGTCACGACTACCCCGTTGAGCGTCCTGCGGAGCCGCGTAACGGCGGGAAAGTGCTCAAGGTCTCGGCCGATGGAGAAATCGAGTGGGAAACCGCTTCTTGGGAGTCGATCCGGTGCCCGTCTTCCGACACCGCGATCCGCGTCAAGTGTGACGGCAAGCACCTGTACGCCGCGGCCAACATCGGCCGCTTTCAACGTCGGGACAACGTTCAAGGCTTGACCGTACTTCAGGCGGTCGAGCGTTGGGCAAAGGTGCTGAACGATCTCGGGTTCGATCTCCACGGTTTCGGTTCCCGGTGGCGTGCTGGCACGCCGAGCGAGTGGGGCACGCACCTCACGCGCATCGACCTCGCCGGCAATTTCTGGACTTCGAACTATGGCGCGCTGAGTCAGGGCGTCATGGTTCGCAGGATCGGGCAGAAGCTCCCACAGCTCGGTAAGTTCGGTCCGATGTGGGGGTACGACTCCAAGCGTTCGACGTGGATCCGGGCGAAGTTGTACGACAAGGATGCAGAACAGCAGGGCAAGCGGCGCAGCTCGGGCGGCGAAACGTTGGCGCGTTTTGAAGTGGAGCTGCACCGCGAATATCTCAAGCGAGAAGGTCTCGACACGGTAGCGGCATGGGCAGGAGGCGAGGACATGGGCAAGGTGATTTACGGGCGGTTCGCGGCCCAAGTTTTCCGCGAACAAGTAAGCGTGCAGCGTTGGCAGGATATGCCGATGCGGCTACAGGCCGTCGCAACGTGCTGGCGCGAGGGTCGCGATATCCGCGCCGAAATGAGCAAGAGCGCCTATTACCGCGTTCGCTCGCAGCTTCTCGAGTACGGCATCGACATTGGTACGCCCTGCAACGTGTTGGCTCTGACTCGGCATGTCGAGGTTGTTCAGGTCGCGCCGCAGGTCAATTTGCTTGAGGTCGCCGCGTGATGCGCGGACCGGTCCGCTTGTCGCACCGGCCCGCTTCGTTAGCTTTCCTGCCTGTCATTGCTGGCCACGTGACAGGCGTTCAATCTGGCCAAGGAGATCCACAAATGAAACAGAAACTGCTCGCGCTGCGTGCGCTGTCCGACCGCAAGGTCGCCCAATCCGCCGCGGCGGTTGCCGCGTTCGTGGCGTCCGGTGGTGCGATGGCCGCCGTCCCGGAGGGTGTCACCACTGCGCTCGCCGGCGCTCTGACCGACGTTGGCGTGGTCGGCACCGCCGTCTTCCTGATCGTGGTCGCGATCGCGGTGTGGCGCTACCTCAAGCGCACGACCTAAGCGGGGTCCGGGGTGGCCTTCCAAGTGTCCGGGGTCTGCTACCCCGATTCCGCTTCCGCGCTCTCCGCGATGGCCTCTGCCGTTTCGGGGAGCGTTGTCGATGTCGGCGGCGTGCCGTATGCCGTCGATGTCACCGTGTCCGGGGCTTCTCTCGTGTATGCCGGTACTCGGTTGGATGCGGTTGGCTCTTTCGTGAAAACCGTGCCTGTCACGCTACAAGACTGTCAGCTTATCGACGTGACCGATGCGCTTGAAATGTCGTGGCTTGTCGCGCTCGTGTGGGCTGCTGCGTTTGCGTGGGTCGCGAGTCGTCGGGCGTTGTGATGACACCTGAAGCTATTTACGTTTCGTTGGCGTTGCTCGGCGCGCTGTGGATTCTGTTCTACAGGATGTGACCATGCGCCCGCTTATAGCCTTCTTCGTCTTTGGTCTCCTGGTCGGCGGGTCCGCCGGCACTGCGTTCGCGGCGCAGATACAGGGACCGGCCCGATATGGGTCCTCGGTCAACTTTAATTATCCCGATGGCTTGGAGGTGCGGCGTCGATCTGGCCCGATTTATGACTGGCCGGATGCGCCTAACGGTTGGGGAAACATGCGCGATGTCAATAAAATGTCGATTGGCGGGCGTGATGTGAATATTGATGGAATCCGCAAGTTTCAGCCTATCAATCTAGCCCGATCTGCCGTCACCCTCGCCAAGTTAGCGGGCCCGATTGGCATCGGGCTTACACTGCTGGATCTCGTTTGGGACGAGGTGATGAAGCAGTGGGTTAAACCGGGTCAGGTTGGCGATGAGGGGGCATTGATTCCGGGAAAATATTGGTATTCGGCGAGTGCGCCGGGATGCACGCAAGCGGCGGATCAATGTTCATGGCTTGAGGCCACCACCGCTTTTCGGAACAATTATGGTGGGTCGAATCCGGATATGGGCGATGCGCGATTTACTTCGCAGTGCACGCTCAATGGGACGGCCGCGCTATGTCCTTTCGAGTATTACTACGTGCCTTGGGAAAGCTGGTTTGGCGGCGGCTCGGCTACGTTCTATGCCGCGGGCGATGCACCGCCTTCCGAGAACGTGCCTGCGAGCGATCAAGATATTGAAGATTCGATCTATGCGGAGCTGGTCGCGCGCGGCATGGGCTCGGATCTCGCTCGCCGTCTGATTGAAGCGGGCTACACGCTCGCGCCGGATGGTCATGAAGCCGTAGGCCCGAGTTCCATTCCGGGCGATACCAGCACCGTTACGACCAGTGGGCCCGCGGGGACTACGACCACCACCACGAACACCACGACCAATTTGACGTACAACACCGATAATACTACGAACACTACGACGGTGACTGTCACGCAAACCACTAATACCACGACCACGTCACCGGACGGCACCACCACGACCAGTGTCGACACGAAATCGCCCGCACCGGGCGAAACTCCACCTGAGGAAGAGCCGAAAGCGTTTTGTGACTTGTTCCCGGATGCGTCGGCATGTCAGAAGCTCGACATTCCACAGGGTCAGACGGTCGAGCCGGAAGAAATCAATGTTACGTTTACGCCGTCAGGCGGTTTTGGTTCTGATGGTGGTACTTGTCCATCGCCGTATTATTTCATCGTGCAGGATAGGTCGTTCTCGGTTGATTATCAGCCGTTCTGTAATTTCTTCGTTTCTGTTCGTCCGGTCGTTATCGCTATGGCGTTCATTACTGCGATGTTGATTTCCTTGGGCGGCTATAAGAGGGATTAAGCATGGGATGGGGCTCGTGGTTGCTCGCGCTCGCCGGACCGATAGCATGGAAGATCCTCGCATCGCTCGGCGTCGCCGTTTTCGTGTATGTCGGCGTGGATGCCATGATTGATCAAATGATCGGGCATGCGCAATCCGCGTGGTCTGGTTTACCGGCGACGGTTGCGCAGTTCATGGCGCTTGGTGGATTGAATACGGCGTTGTCCGTGATCTGCGGCGGCATTTCCGCACGCGTGAGCATGATGTTGTTCAAGCGGTGGGGGATTAAATGATCACGCTGATTACGGCTACGCCTGGCGGCGGAAAGACCGCGTTCGTTGTTTCTGAGTTCATCTTGAAGGAGCAGCAAAAAGCCAAGCGTGAGGGTCGTGAGCCGCGTAAGGTCTATGTCTACAACATTCCGGATCTGAAGTTGGCGCATGAGCCGTTGCCGGCGCTGGAACAGTGGACCGAGACCACGACCAGCGAGCTTGATGCCTCGCTTACCAGCTCGCGTTTCGCGCTCGATCATGGCGCGCTGGTGGTGATTGACGAGGCGCAAGAAATCTACCGTGTGCGCGCGTCTGGGTCGAAGGTTCCGCCGTATGTTTCGGCATTCGAGCGTCATCGGCATCAAGGTCTGGATTTCGTGTTGATCACGCAGGAACCTGCGTTGATCGATTCGCACGTGCGTAAACTTGTCGGGCGTCATGTGCATATCCGGGCAACTGGTCTCGGCCGCAAGCAATACGAATGGCCTAACTGCGTCGAGTCCCCGGACGCGAAGTATAAAAGCGCGCCTGTGCAGGTGCGGTGGAAACTGCCGAAACATGTTTTCGGCCTCTACAAGTCCGCGACGATCCACGTCAAACCGGTCCGTAGGGTGCCGACGGCTGTCTATTGGCTCGCGTCGATTGCGGTTCTTTTTGGCGTGACCGTCACGTATATCTACAACATGCTTGCGGAGAAGACTTCGACAGCGGTTGCCGTTGTCGAATCGGCTGCTGCTACGGTGGGAGTCGTTCAGGACGTACCAGCTTCGCGAGCGGTGACTGTCACCGCGCCGGGCGCGACCGTGGCCGAGTTCACGCCTCGTCTCTCAGGGCGGCCCGAGTCCGCCCCGATCTACGATTCGATTCGCGTTGTGAAGGCCATGCCCGTTGTTATGGGCTGCGTTGCGATGCGCGCTCGTTGTCGTTGCATTACCGAGCAGGGTACCGATGCCGGCCTCACCGACGATCAGTGCCGGGCATGGCTCGACAATCCGCCCTTCAATCCCTACGCCGAGCAGCCGAAGCCTAAGCCGGAGCGTTCGAAGGGCGGCGACGGGCCGTCCGCTGTAGTTCAGGCGGAAACTCTGCCTCCTGTACCCGGTTGATGTGCGGGCAGGGGAAGGGCGCGCATGCGCCCTGACCGGCCCGCACCTGTTCATCCTCCCGTTGCGTCTCGCTTGGCCTGTGCGCGTTTTACGAGTTCGTCTGCTAGATCTCGTGCATCTATCGCCCATCCTCTCGATACCGCGTAACTGAGGTTTTCGATTAGTGCGCTCATGCTCATTTCATGTGGCGCGCGAGATCCGCTTTCCCCTTCGATTGCGGCGAAGCTATGACGGTCACGTTCGCGCTGACGCCGTTTGCGTTCGGCGGCTGTCATCGCTTGACCTGTCGCCGGTCTTCCTCGGCGTTTCTTTTCGCCTAGTATGTCGATCGTTTTGTCGTCTTCGGGTTGCTTTGCCATTCTCGCCTCCGTTTCGTTGATCCATGAGTCTATTATAGTGACGGTCACGGTTAATGGCCAATTGTTTTTCTTGTGACTGTTACGTTATTTGATAGGATATATTCATCGGACTCGCTTTCAGCGGCTTTTTCTGCCAGACCGCGCGGCGGTAAAAGCCGTGACCGTCGTTTTACCGGGTGGCGTGGCTGAGGGGGGACCCGCGGCACTCCGCGCCTTTGTCGCGCGTTCTCCATGCGGCCGGGCGGTAGTGGTGCGAGTTCGCGGGGTGAGAAAGCCACCCGGCGCGCAGGCGGTTCAATCGG